CGCGGGGTGGAGCAGTCTGGAAGCTCGTCGGGCTCATAACCCGAAGGTCATAGGTTCAAATCCTGTCCCCGCTACTAATTACACAAGATACATGCCCAGATAGCTCAGTTGGTAGAGCAGAGGACTGAAAATCCTCGTGTCGCTGGTTCGATTCCGGCTCTGGGCATCTTTTTTATTTGGCGGAAACCACGTAGAATCAAGGGTTTCCGCCGTTTTTTAATAATTGAAAAATGCGTTACTGGGCATTTACTGGGCAAAAATTATGAGAAGAGATTTATCTGATCTAATTTCTGATTATCATTTTGGGTTACTTTTTTAGTAACATGAATATAGATTTCTTTGGTTATCTCACTTTTTCCGTGCCCGAGGCGGCGGGCAATTTCATCAGGAGTCATGTTGTTTGCAGCGAGAAGCGAAGCGTGCGTGTGTCGTAACATATGAGGTGTTACACGTCGTTCAAAAAGCTTCTCGGATATGATACGAAGGTATTTTTCGTAGCCCGCTATTTGCATATGATCACCTTTGTTGTTTGGAATCAAGATGCTGGATCTGAAATTATTCGCTAACATCATTTCTTTACGCCATAGCATGCATTTTTTTAACTCTACAAGAAGAGCCGGCTGAATGTGGATTGTTCTTTTTGAATTGTCCGTCTTTGGAGTCGTGACACTGTCGTGCTTTGAATCGTATGTTTTGGAGATTCGGATTGTTAACTGGTCCATATCGATATCAGATACTTCTAATGCTGACAATTCGCCGAATCTCAAGCCTGTGAGCAATAGTATCGAAGTTGTATAGTACCAGTGCCAGCAATTATCATGTTTGATATATTCAAGGAGCTTTTTTGCTTCTTCTGCTTCCAAGTATTTTGTAGTAATTTCTTTATCATCAGTTGAATCATCAAATTGCTTGAGCTTTGTGATCAACTTCATGTTATCGTGGTAGTCATTTTCATATCCCCAATTTAGCATTGCTTTGAATCGTGTTATGTATGAGTTCAATGTCGTAAGTTCCTTTCCGGAATCAAGCAATTTGGACTTTACATATTGTGCTGTCAGGTTGTTGACAATTGCATCTGGATTCAGTATATCTATGACAGATGAAGTGACACTCTCATTTCGATCGACGGTACTATCTTTGTATATGATTCTTTGGGCTTTCAGATATTCTTTTTGAAGTTTTGTAAGAGTCACCGTATTATCGGTGCATTGAAGTTCCTTAATAGCAGCTTCAATTTTTGCATTTAATTCTCTTTGTGCTTTGTTCTTGTTCTGCGGCGTGTCTTTTGGATATGCGACCGCAACTCTTTCAACCTTAAAGGTGAGAGGGTTTGTGTATCGTTCACGATAGACAACCGTTCCGTTTTTTTGAGTTTCACACCACATAATAAAACCTCCTTTGAAAAATAGGCATAAAAAAATAAGCCTATGAAAATGTGAAGGCTTATGGTATAATACAAGTTGCTAAGTTGTTGCACATAAGCCTTCGGTTTATGGGTGACACCCTCAGGTGTTTCCAGCACCTGGGGGATTTTTATTTATGTAATTATGATGTTTTCCAAGAATTACCGCAATTCTGACAAACGCATACGGATTCGTTCTTGAATGTCGTTTTCTCACCGCCCTTTGATTTCTTCCATACGAGGTTAGACAATCCGAGTGTAAAAACAGCTGTAACACCTCTTGCGGCATTGTTCATATGACCACCAACGCCATTTCCTTTTTTCTTCGTTTTTCCCTCCGTTTGTATCATCTGGACGTTAACGTTTGGACTTCCACATTTTGGACAAATCATATTTTCTTCCTCCTTAAAATTGTAAATATCATAAATGCTTTGGTGAGCAATTATGTGCATAATATTCTAAGTGGTCAACGCAAGCATCTCTATTCTCGAAGTCCAACCGGGTGATGTGAGACAGAGCATGCAAATAAGCGTCTGTCTGTTGTTCTTGGTTGAGTCTTGAATTGATAAAGATTGAGTAACTGCCATCTTCATTCGAAGTGACGGTTTCTTTTGCGTTTGCTCCCTTAAAATCAATTAAGTGTACAAATACTTCGTTCGTAATATCACCCCCTGCGACTAAGAGCATATCATATCGCTGGTACAATAATACGGACTTATTCGCCTTTTTCTTTATTTTTTAGTGCAAGCAGTATGGTATGTACCGTCTGAAGATCTTCAGGAGAAGCATCACGTGCAGCATCGAAGAGAAGTGAGAGTTCTTTATTCTCGAAGATCTCCTGTGCCTTCTTTGCCGTTTCAGGATCCAAATAATACGAAGCTTCTTTTTTATCTTCAATTAAATCGGATTTGTTGATTCCGAAATAATCAGATAATAATTGAACCTTACCCATTCTTGGAATTGCGATGCCCTGACACCATGTATTAAATGTTTGTGGAGATACTCCAATGGCATCGGCAATTTCTTTTTGTGATTTTCCACATGAAGATATATATTTATTCAAATTTCTAGAAAATACACTTTTTTGTTCTTCATCCGACATATGTAAATACCTCCTGTATTTAGTAACTACATAATACAATAGAATTTGATAAATAGCAACCAAAAATCAAAAAAAATTTTATTTTAGTATTGACATCAAATTAAATTTGATTTAGAATTGAGATACAAAATGAAGAAAGGAGGCAAACGGATGGAAAAGAAGTTGAGAATCAGTCTTGCCGCCGCAAGGGTTAATGCCGGACTGTCTCAAGAAGATGTCGCAAAAGCCTTAAATGTTGGAAAACAAACGATTGTAAGCTGGGAGAAAGGGACATCTGAACCAAAGATTTCGCAGGCATTAAGATTATCGGAACTCTATCATATGCCGATTGATTATATTTTTTTTGCCTAGAGAATCAAATTTAATTTGATAGAAAGGAGAAGCATGGAAGGAAAATCGAAATATGAGGTAATTGCCGAGAAGCTGAAAGATGTAAAAACATTTGCGGAAGCGAAGGAAATCCTTACAGATGAAGAGATGGTTTATTACTTCATGGAAGCGACAGACAATTTGCAGGAAACCCAAGAAGGCGAAGAGCTTGTTATCAGAGATATTTTGAAAGCTCTGGGAGCAAAAAAATATTCCGTGAAACATGCTCTATACCTGCTTGATGTGGCAAAAGATGTTTTATCTGTGATTGCCAGATTTGAGTTTTAGAAGAGGTAGAAGTGAGCAAACAAAAAACTGCTAGGAGCGCTATTCCTAACAGTTCATTGCTAAATTTTGTTACCCTATACACTTTGCAGGCTTTCGCCACACCCAATAGCGCTAAGTGTTTCTTGAAATGTTCCACCACTTATGCAGTTTTAGTTCAGCGTTATGTAAAAAAGATTAGTGGCCCATTAGTTGGTGGATTAAGAGGAACTACGGTGCAGCGAAGCATTTTTAATGAGTGCCATCTCAAGCCATACTTATAAACGCCCATGGTTGGGCAAGTATCACTGTACTGATAACTACAATTTATGTCAGTCATGAAGACCAAACTGATATTATAGCGTCCTCATATTAAAGGAACAGGGCAAAGTCAAAAATTTGGCCATTCGGACCAACTCCTTTCTTGCCCATTTTGGGTAACAAAATTTTAGCATATATAAGTACATGTTTCAAGAAAATATGTTCGCAGAAGGGAGTGAAATATGGAAAAGAAAGAAGTATTACAGGCAATAGAAAAAAAGCGCATAGAACTGGGAATGAGCAAAGCCGAACTTGCACGACGTGCGGGGATAACCACAAGAACATTAAATTATTGGGAATGTGGAACCAGAGGCATGACATTGAATAATGTGTCAATGCTTTTTGATGCGGTTGGTTTGGAATTGGTTATTCGGGAACGGTAACCAGAGGAAGGAGGATAACAGATATGGATGAAGCAAAAAGAAAAGAGTACAAGCTACAGAACGCTTACACGGTTGCAATCTTTCTTGGAATTAGCGAGACGATCAATTACGAGATCAAATATGGTAAGGAAGATAGGCGGGAAGAGCTGGCGTATATGGTGGAGCGGTACAACCGGGAAGAAGTGATATCTGGTGCAGCGCTGGAAGAAAAGCTGAAACAATATAACCAGCTCGCAGAAACGAAATATGGGAAAGGAAGTGAGGATCATGGAGATCACATCAATTAAGTACATCAGCGCATCGCCGTATATGTCGAAAGCTCAGATCCAGAAGCTGATGAACGTATCTGCTCGGACGGTTACCAGTCGAATCGCAGAGATTGATCAGTACGTTCAGAATGGCAGATACGGCGAACATACAATTCTGGACGGTTGCGGCGTGACATATGTGAATTACTTGGCTTTTATCGACTTCTTGAAATATAGGAAGGACTTAAAAGCTGGACGCAGAGTGCCGCCGTACAACCCGAAGCGTATTGCGGAGCAGATCGCATGGGGCACACTTGCCACGGAAAATCAGTAATGACAAGCAGAGAGGAAGAAAGAGGATGAGTAACGACATGATCATATGGACATACCGGCTGGCGGCATTCGCCTTGGTAGAAGGTGCGGTGCTGTTGTGGTGCGGTATGGCCTACGGATTCTGGATGATGATTGCAGCTGTGATCTATAAGGGATTGATTGAATGTGCAAACGATGATGATATGGACCATGCAATCGAGATCTACCAAAAAAGCACCATTGGGACGGCCATCCCGCAGGTGCAAATAACAAATAACACAGTAAGAAGTATAACACGGAAAGGAGCGTGAATCAATGGTTACGATGAACGTGCTTCCAAATCGTGAAGATTGGTTGAAGCACAGAACGAAGATTGGCGGATCAGATGCATCTGCAATACTCGGAAAGAATCCATACAAGACGAATGTGGAACTCTGGAAGGACAAGGCGTTTCACCTGATGCCGGAGGATATCTCGGACAAGCCATATGTGAAGTATGGTATACAGGCAGAGCCACATCTAAGAGCTTTGTTTAGTTTGGATTTTCCGGAAAAGAAAGTTTTCTACGAAGAAAATAATATGTGGACAAACGACAAATATCCATTTGCACATGCAAGTCTTGATGGATGGTTTGAAGATCCAAATGGAAAAAAAGGAATTTTAGAGATAAAGACGACTAATATTCTTAATTCCTCACAGAGAAGAAACTGGAAAGAACATTACATACCTGAAAATTATTACGTGCAAGTGCTGCATTACTTGATGGTTACAGAATTTGATTATGTCGTTATCGCAGCACAATTAAAATCCGTATTTGATGGTTATGTTACAAAGCAAACAATCTATGAAACGGTATTCAGAAATGAGAAAGAAGAAGAGATTGCTTACCTGGCGGATGAAGAGCTGAAGTTTTGGACATGCGTAGAGAACATGAAGGCTCCGCCGTTGGTACTGCCGGAGATATAGGAGGATCTCATGTATGGATATATCTGTCCGACCTGTGGCGCACATCTGGATCCACAGGAACGATGTGAGGAATGCACAGAACAGAAGTTGAAGGATCAGCGGGAGAGCGAACGTATCAAGCGTCTGCTCTCGGTAGGTAAGGATGCTCAATATGAGCTGGTATTAAGTTAGGAGGATATGAATGGAGTTAAGAGTAGAACCGGTAACATTTCCGGAAGTGATTCAGTTCAACTATGAGGAACTGAAAGCAGAGATCACAAGCAAGGTAGAGATGTATAAGAACCTTGTATATACGGATGATCAGATCGACGATGCTAAGAAAAAAAGAGCAGAATTAAATAAGTGGATTAAAGTGTTGTCCGATGAACGTATCAAGATTAAGAAAGAGTGCTTAAAGTCATATGAAGAGTTTGAATGGAAAATTAAGGACCTTGTAGAGATAGTGAATGAATCAGTACGGTCCATAGATAAACAGGTCAAAGAATTCGAGCAGAACAAGAAGGAAGAGAAGCGCAAGGAGATTGAAGCACTCTTTGAGACGATTGGTTTTCAGGCATTTGTGAAGCTTGAGATGATCTGGGATGAGAAGTGGTTGAATGCATCCGTATCGATGAAGTCCATCGAAGAGAAGATGCGGGAGCGGATGTATCAGATCAGCACAGATATTCTGACGTTGAACAGACTTTCAGAATATGCGTTTGAAGCTGTTGCGGTATATAAAGAGACGTTGGATATGAACCGGTCTATCGCAGAGGCACAGAGGATGTCAGACATTGCTAAGCAGAAGGCGGAAACTGAAGCACGGAAGAAGCAGGAAGAAGAGCGGCGTGCCAAGGAAGCGGAAGAGAAGAAATCGTATGAAACGCCGGTTATTATTCCAGATCCAGTGCCAGAACAGCAGACGCCGGAACACACGGTTACATCACCGGAGAAGATGGAAGTGCGGTTTGCGGCACTTCTTACAACCGAAGATGCACTTGCCCTGAAAGAGTTCTTCCAGAGCAGAAATATAGAGTTTAGAGCAATTTAGGAGGATATGAAAATGGTACAGAATAGTTTGGTTAAGAGTAAGCAGAATCAGATTCAGGACACGACAATGACCGGGTTCTTGAATCGTATGGATATCAAAGCGAATATTGAGCAGGCACTTGGAAAGGGAAATGTGCAGCGCTTTATCTCCGGCGTAGTATCGGCAGTCAGTGTGAATCCTGCTCTTGCAGAATGTACGAAGCCATCGATCCTGTCGGGTGCGCTTCTTGGAGAGAGCTTGAAGCTTTCACCATCGCCACAGCTTGGACATTATTATCTTGTTCCGTACAGTGATAACAAATCTGGTACGAAGGTGGCACAGTTCCAGATGGGATACAAAGGGTATATTCAGCTTGCAATCCGTTCCGGTCAGTATAAGAAGCTTACTGTGCTGGCTATCAAAGAAGGTGAGTTCGTCAGCTATGATCCGCTCAACGAAGATATTCAGATTCAGCTTGCTATCAATGATTGGGATGCACGAGAGAAAGCGGAGACGGTTGGATATTACGCTATGTTCGAACTCGTGAATGGTTTCAGAAAATCGATGTATTGGAGCAAAAATCAGATGCTTGCACATGCTGACAGATATTCGCAGGCATTCAGCAAAGATATGACTACCATCAACACGAGATACGGCGTGAAGCATAAGGTGTCTTATCTGGACTATGTTGCCGGTAATTATGATCAGCGTGATTCGTGGATGTATTCAAGCTTCTGGTATAAGAACTTCGATGCAATGGCATACAAGACGATGCTCCGTCAGTTGATCAGCAAGTGGGGAATCATGTCTATCGAAATGCAGTCGGCATTTGAATCTGACATGGCATACATCAAAGAGGATGGTTCCAAGGTATATGTAGAAGATGAGCCAGTTGCAGATGTGGATGCTGCAGAGCCTTCACAGCCGGCGGAAACATCTGAGGAACAGTCGATAGATTCTCAGCAGGAAGAACGTGCACAGGTGGCTGAAGCGGAAATGCCGACGCCGGAGCAGGTGAACAACAGTGCCGCTGCCGCATTGTTTGGATAAGGTTATTGTACAAAGATATATATATCACAGTATTCTTTGTTTTATTGTAAGTCATTCTCTACCGCTTTTGTGGCGGTAGAGGGAAAGGAGTTACATGAGCAAATACAGAAGCAGGAAAGTGGTAGTTGATGGTATTACATTTGATTCCAAGAAGGAAGCGTGGCGGTACCGGGAGCTTCATTTGCTTGAACAGACTGGCGAGATTAGCAATCTGCAGATGCAGGTCAAATATGAACTGATTCCATCGCAATATGAACTGCGACCGGTCACATTGAAGAATGGATTTGTGAAGATGAAGAAGTTTTGCGTGGAACATGCATGTAGTTATATCGCTGATTTCGTTTATATAGATACCAACGGAGATACGGTCGTGGAGGATACAAAAGGATTTAGAACAACAGATTACATCATCAAGCGGAAGCTGATGCTCTACCGATACGGAATCCGAATCAGGGAGGTGTGACAAGATGGGAGCAAATATCAGAGATACACATAAGGTTGTGAAAGCGATGCTTGAGAAACATCCAGAGACTCGAAGCAGTGACGGATGCTTATGTTACATGGTGTACAAGGAAATTGGCAAGAAGAACGGCGTAGATGTAGATAAGATTCCTCTTCAGCAGTTCTTCCTGCATATGCGAGAGTTGGGATTTCCAACAACAGAATCGGTCAGAAGAGCACGACAGAAGATTCAGGCAGAGTATAAGGAACTTGCTGGAAGCGAGTTCGTAGAATGTAATCGAACAATGCTTAAAGATGTTTATAAGGATTATGCAACCAGCATTATTAAATAGCTGGATTGAAAGGAAGGAGCAGATGGCAAGACCGCAAAAAAAAGGATTGCTGTACTTCCCATTTGACACGGATTTCTTCGCAGACCTAAAGATTCGGGCACTCAGTGCAAGATACGGATCGGATGGATTGATATTCTACATATGGTTGCTTGCGGAGATATATAGAGAAAACGGTTATTACATCGTATGGAATGAGGACAGCGAGGATGCAGCGATAGCATCCCTTGGGCTGTCCGAGGGTTCAATGAAGCAGATAATGACATTCTTGGCTAGTCGGTCACTAATCGTTGAGATCACACTTGCTAGTTCGGACACTATCATTACCTCCCCGAATATACAGAAACGCTATCAGGAGGCGGCAAAGAGCCTTAGACGTGAAATCATAGTTGATTGTGAGATATGGCTTTTGAATGAAGAGGAGACCGCTTCTTTTATTAAAGTTACCCAAAATTCGGATAAATACAGTAAAAACCATAATAAATCCGGTAAAAATGAGAGTAAATCCCGTAAAAACCCCACAAATAAAATAAAAGTAAATGAAATGAAAGTAAATGAAAGAGAGAGCGCACCCGCAAAGCATCCATACGGACAGTTCGGAAATGTGATGCTGCTGGATGATGAATACATCAAGCTCGCGGAGGAATATGGAGCGGATATTCGCGATGAAGCAATCGAGTTCCTTGACATGTATATTGCAGAGAAGGGATATAAGACCAAGTCACATTATATGACGATTATCCGATGGGTAGTAAATGCAGTGAATGAGCGTAAACAGAAACGGCAATATGGATATCAGAGCAATATGCCTAAGAGCGTACAACCGACGCAGGAGCGAGTATCTGCGCTTGATGAGATGGAAGCTCTCTTTCAGCAGGAGGTGAATGGAGTTGACAAAGGCAGAAAGAATTGAGCTGCGAAATCAGAAGATCGTTGAGAACATTAAGTTAGTGTATTTCCATCTGAACAAATATCATGGATTCCCAAATTACGATGACATCATACAGGCAGGTATGCTGGCTCTGGTGGAAGCTATCGACAGAAGCAAGGATTTGGAACATCTGAATCGTAATTATATCGGACTCTATATACGTGGATATGTGGAGCGGTTTGTTAATTATGAAGATGTACCGGTTCGGACACAATTCAATAGACCAGATATAGAAAAACCACAATATATTGCAGCGGATAAAGCAGTTAATGAAGATGGAGAGTCTTATGCAGACGTATTTCTTGCAGATCCCCATGATTATATTGGTGATCTGGTTACTATGATAGATTTCGGGCATATGGTAGATCAGTTGTCTCCGAGAACACAGAAGCCGATGCGGTGCATGCTGCAGGGATATGGCATGACCGATACAGCGAAAATGTGTGGTATATCGTTTGAACGAGTGAGACAGATCAAAAAGCTGTGCAATCGAGAGCTTGTTGCAAGTGAGGTGTGACATGACATATAGAGAATTTTTAGAAAGCAAAATTGACCTTGCAACAGACAGCGGATTTGTGGTTGATCGTTTAAAGATCAATCCGGCATTGAAACCACATCAGTCAGATGCTGTTGCATGGGCACTTAAAGGCGGACGCCGGGCATTGTTTGAAGCGTTCGGACTTGGAAAAACGGTACAGGAGATAGAGTTCTGCCATTTGGCAGCAGAACATACCGGCGGCAGAGCTTTGATCGTATTGCCGCTTGGAGTGAAGCAGGAGTTCACCAGAGATGCGGTGGAGCTGCTTGGATATGAGAAGCCGGAGTACTGCCGGACGATGGAAGAGGTCAAAGCGTGTGACAGTCAGATTGTGCTGACAAACTATGAGCGGGTGAGAGATGGTGATATAGATCCATCGTACTTCGCTGCAACGTCACTGGATGAAGCAAGCGTTCTCCGGAGCTTTGGAAGTAAGACATATCAGACATTCTTGGATAAATTCAAGAACGTTCCGTATAAGCTGGTAGCCACGGCTACACCATCGCCGAATAAGTACAAGGAGCTTATACACTATGCAGGATATCTGGAAGTCATGGACACGGGACAGGCGCTGACAAGATTCTTCCAGAGAGATAGTACAAAGGCAAACAACCTGACGCTGTATCCGAACATGGAAGATGAGTTTTGGCTGTGGGTGTCAAGTTGGGCGCTGTTCGTTACGAAGCCGTCGGATCTCAATCCTGCCTATTCCGATGCAGGGTATGATCTGCCACAGCTTGATGTCAGATGGCATGAGATACCGATTCATTACGGAGATTCCGTTGACAGGGATGGGCAGATGCAGCTCTTTCAGGAAGCAGCAGAAGGATTGAAAGAAGCAGCGGCGGTCAAGCGGGATAGCATAGACATCCGAGTGCAGAAGATGAAAGAGATTGTGGATGCTTCGCCGGATGATCATTTCTTGTTGTGGCACGATCTGGAGAATGAGCGGCATGCAATCAAGAAAGTGTTGCCAGAGACAGTGGATATCTATGGAGCTATGGACTATGAGACGAGAGAACAGCGTGTAATTGATTTCTCAAATGGAAAGACACGGCTGTTTGCAACAAAGAAATCGCTGTCCGGCTCTGGGTGTAATTTCCAACGATATTGCCACCGGGAAATATTCCTTGGTATTGATTATGAATTTAATGATTTTATTCAGGCAATCCACAGGTGTTACCGGTTCTTGCAGAGCCAGCCGGTTGTGATTGACATTATCTACATGGAGAACGAGAGACAGATCAAGGAAGCCCTGATGGAAAAATGGAAGAATCATAATTACATGGTCCAGCGGATGGTTGAGATCGTGAAGAAATATGGACTGAATTCAGCGAATAAAGCTGAACGATTAGAAAGGAAGATGGGAGTGGAAGGAACAAGAGAAGAACGAACCGTGCGAGGAAATCACTATGAAGCAGTATACGGCGACTGTGTGGAAGAGACACGTGTCATGGCAAGTAACAGCGTTGATCTGATACATACGTCGATACCGTTCGGCAATCACTACGAGTACAGTGCAAATTATAACGACTTTGGACACAATCAGGATACAGAGCGGTTCTTTGAACAGATGGACTACCTGACGCCGGAGCTTCTGCGAGTATTAAAGCCGGGCAGAGTGGCAGCAGTGCATGTTAAAGATCGGGTGCTGTTTGGAAATGCGACTGGTACCGGTATGCCAACGATCGAGCCGTTTCATGCGGATTGTATCGAACATTACATGAAGCATGGTTTTATGTATTTTGGCATGATCACAGTTGTGACGGATGTTGTGCGAGAGAATAACCAGACATACCGCCTGGGCTGGTCTGAGCAGTGCAAGGACGGAACCAAGATGGGCGTAGGGTGCCCGGAATATATCCTATTGTTCCGAAAGCTCCCAACGGATCATAGCAAAGCATATGCAGATGATCCAGTATCAAAGAGCAAGGAAGAGTACACAAGAGCACAGTGGCAGATAGATGCGCACGGCTATTGGAGATCATCGGGTGATCGTCTGATCAGTAAGGATGAGCTGAAAGAGATCTCTGTGGATAATTTGCAGAAAGCATACAGAAAATACAGCAGAGAGAGCGTGTACAACTATGAAGAGCATGTGAAGCTTGCAAAAGAGCTTGATAAGGACGGCAGACTGCCAGCCACTTTCATGGTGGTTGCTCCGGGATCATGGAACCAGCTTGAGGTATGGGATGATATCAACCGCATGCGGACGCTTAACACGACACAGAGCCGCAGAAGAGCGCAGATGCATGTATGTCCGCTTCAGCTTGATATCGTGGAGAGAATCATCAACAGATACAGCAATCCGGGAGATGTCGTATATGATCCGTTTGGCGGACTTATGACGGTACCAATGACGGCGGTTAAGATGCACCGCTTCGGTAAAGGATGCGAGTTGAATCCAGATTATTTCCGAGATGGAGTTGGATATCTGCAGGCAGCAGAAAACGAGATGGACGAGCTGACACTGTTCGATTTTATGCCGGGGGTGATGGAGTGAAGCAAGAGCAGTTTGACTTCTTGGAAGATATTGAGATTGATAAGCCAGATGTGGAATTTCAGAAGTGGAAAGAACAGAAGCGTGAAGCAAAAAGTCGGATGATTGCCATGCAATGTCAGCCTTACGAAGTAAAAAAGGAGCGATCAAAGCTCCGGGCAATCGAATTCCTTCAAGAGATGGAAAAGCGTGATAGAACAGCACATGTCAGTGTTGGTGGACTTGATAGCATTACATTGCATGTGTTCTTGAAATCTATCGGAATTGACGTACCGGCAATATCAGTATCAAGTCTGGAAGATGCAAGTATTCAGAAAGTGCACAAAGCGCTTGGTGTGACAATTCTGCATTCATATAAGACAAAGACACAGGTATTGAATGAGGTTGGATTTCCGGTAATCAGTAAGCGTATAGCTGGTAAGATTGCATTGTTACAGAATCCGACGGAAAAGAATAAAACGGTCAGACATGCGATTATTACAGGTGAATGTGGAGAACTCGGACATTTTCAGAAGAATAGTCGGATGAAACTGCCGCAGAAGTGGTTGAAATTGTTTGGAGGATATGAAAACGAAAATGAAGGAGTGAATTATCAGAAACCGAATTTTAATGTATCAAATGATTGTTGCTATTGGCTCAAAGAGAAGCCTTGCGATGATTGGGCGAGGGAACATCAGAGCTATCCGTATCTTGGAATGATGGCATCGGAAGGCGGACAGAGAGAAGAAGCGCTTACTGATCACGGATGCAACTACTATGGGAAAACCACAATGCGATCGGCTCCGTTTGCTCCGTATATGCGAAACGACATATTAAAGCTGGCATTGGAAATGGATGATTGGTATCACAAAAACATGGATGTGTTTGAAAAGTTGTACTATGAGCAATCTTACAGCAAAGACAAGGACGGAAATGTAATACCATATGAGCCGGTTGAGAGCATAATACCGGATATTTACGGCGATGTAGTACAGGATCAGTGTGGAAATCTTCGGACTACTGGAGCACAACGAACCGGATGCAGTATGTGTGGCTTTGGTATCCACATGGAGAAAAGACCACATAGATTTGATAAATTGCGAGAACGTAACCAGAAAGAATGGGAGTATTACATGTATCGGTGTTGTACAGATCCAGAGACTGGAGAAAAATATGGCTGGGGAAGAGTCCTAGATTACATAGGCGTTCCATGGGAAGATTACCCGGCAATTCAGATGGAATTGCCATTAGATCAGATGATGTAGCGCAAAAATGGAGGATATGAGAGCATGTATATAGAAAACATAACAGAGCAGGCGGTTATTCCGAATCTGATGGACGATGAGAACGTCTGCATGATTAAGAGAAATTATTCCGGCAAGCTGGAGATCAGTGAGCTTGCCACGTTCCAGATCTCAAAGATTAAGAAGTATATGGAACGTAAGGATGTTGCATTTGTTATCGTAAAGGATGATGAAAAGGGAGCGTGATTTTGTTGAGAAAAATGAAAGTGAAAAACTATCTGATGCAGGTACAGAAGATTGATGCTGTGATCACAAACAAGATGATTGAGCGGGAGCAGTGGCTCACACTGGCAAGCTCATTGTCCGGACAGACGGATGGAGAGCGTGTGAAGTCGTCAGGATCCAACCAGAAGATGGAAGATTCGGTTGTAATGGCTATTGATGCTGCGAGAGATATTGATAAGTATGTTGCACGGCTCAGAGACGTCAAGAGCGAGATCAGCGAAGTGATACAGCAGATTCCGGTGACAGAATACAACGTGTTGCATAAGCTGTACATTCAGGGCAAAGATCTTGATGATGTTGCGGCGGATAACAAGAAATCATATTCGTGGGCGTCGACAGTACATGGAAGAGCGCTTGCTCACGTTCAGGGCGTGCTTGATACGTTGGAAGCTCTGCCGGAGAACAGCGAGAAGTATCGTTTTCGGAAGTGGTTGAAGCTGTGAGTGAATGCCCATGTAAAGGATGTACGGACAGAAAGGTAGGTTGCCATGGCGAGTGTGAAGGCTATAAAGCATTCGCCACGGAGCAACGGAAGAAGAATGAATGCATCAGAAGGCAGAAGGACGCTCTGAGCAATTATCTGGATATGAAGCAGGAAGCTGTGGAGCGGGCGAAAAGGAGGAGATGATAAAAATGAGAGACAATGGATGCAGTGGATGTAAGTATGAACATTTAAAGGGAAGCGAAAAACCATGTTGTGATTGTGCCAATATGCATATGGATAAGTATGAACCAATAACAAATGCCGACAGGATAAGGAATATGTCGGATGAAGAGTTGGCACAGTTTCTTTGCAAAGTAAAATCAGATTATCAGTGGATGGAGCATGAGTTTCCTGGTGAAGAAGAACATGGCGAGTGGGAAGAATGGCTTCGATCAGAAGCAGAATAGGAGAGAACATGATAGCCTTTTTTGAAAAATGGTATGTGTTATTTACGTTATTGAGAATAGCACGACATAATAAGTTTAGAATGAAATTTGAGAAAAAGTATGAGGACGTTTTTGTTGGCTACGAACAGTCTCTTGAATACATGACATTGGAAAAATGTTATGAAAGAGATAATAGGCTCTACAAGAAATCAAAAGAATTAAGGGAATATAAGGTTGCGCAAAAACCTCAAAGAGATGATTTTGGATTATATGAATATGTAGACCAACATTGCGGATATTGTGAAGATGATTTTTACGGAACAATATACACAAAAACACCACTTAAAAACAGATGGCTGGAAAGAGGTTATAGTTGTTAAAAGGAGAGAACATGGAAGATAGATATTTATTTAAAGCGAAAACCGCAAAAATTGTTGGAATATACAACAATGGTATTGAAGATGGCGTGTGGGTTCATGGAAGTCTTCGATGTGATGTTGGGAAATATACCATTTTTCAATTTGAAAATGAAAGAACTGATTATGTCGAGTATGAGATTGATCCAGATACTATCTGCCAATGTACCGGTTTAAAAGATAAGAATGGCAATCTGATTTGGGAGAACGATATCGTAAAAGCAAAGTATTTAGATGGTTCAGAAGAAATTACAGAAGTTGCATACTCAAAAAATGGGTACTCTCCATATTCAGACGAGTATGCGTGCGAGGGATGTTGTTGCGAATGTGAAGTTTTAGAAGTAGAAGTTATTGGAAATATTTTTGACAATCCGGAATTATTAGAAAGTGAGGGATAATATGACAGAGAGTGACGCTATTGAAAGAATTGAAAAATGTGTATGCGCAAGCAAACAAAATCAAAATCTGTGCAATGATGATTGTAAATACAGTGCAGATAAATGTGTATTTTCTTTGGCAATACAGGCACTTGAAAAGCAGATTCCTAAGAAACCGCTATATATTGCAAATTTAGGTTGTACAGCATTATGGTTATGCCCAGTATGCGAAAGAAGAATAATCAGAAGTGATTTAGTTTACTGCCATCAGTGCGGACAGAAATTAGATTGGGCAGGCATTCTGAAAATTCAATTGGATAATGATAGTGCAAAGGTTGTGACAAATTTGTAAAAAGTTTGATTTTTTTGTATAACATGTGACGCAAATTCTATGATATAGTTAATGTATCATAAATGGAAGTTGAAAGGCATCGTGCATTTTGCATGGTGCCTTTTGCTTTATGCCTGCCGTACTCTTTAGCTGATCATATCCTCCGGTGCGGTAGGCTTTTTGTTTGGATGGATATTGTAAAGGATGGTGATTGTGATGGCTAAGCTTACAGCCAAACAGCAGAGATTCTGTGATGAATACCTGATTGATCTGAATGCCACACAAGCAGCTATCAGAGCAGGGTATTCGAAGAAAACAGCTGAACAATTAGCGTATCAACTACTTCAGAAAACTTCAGTTCAGAACCATATAGCTGAGCTACAAAAGAAGCGTGAAGAACGCACAGAGATAACCCAAGATAGCGTACTAAGAGAGCTTGCACTTATCGCATTTGCAAAGGCATCTGACTATGCAAAGGTTGTTGAAAAAGATGCCATGGTAGAGGTTGAAGGGAATATGATCCCGGTACTTGACGAGGACGGCAATCCAGTGAAATACAGGACAGTAGAGCCTATTCTGACGGATGATTTGACAGAGGATCAGAAGAAAGCTATTGCAGTGATTAAAAAGGGTCGAGATGGCTTTGAAATAAAGCCGTATAGCAAGATACAAGCATTGGAGCTTCTTGGCAAGCATTTAGGTATGTTCACGGAAAAAGTAGAAGTGAAGAATACAACACCAAATGCATTTGAGGGGCTAACAACCGAAGAATTGAAGAAACTTATTGATGATTAACAAGCATGATCCTTTATTACAGCAACAGCTAAAGATAGAACTATCAAGAAGAGAATTCTGGTCGTACTGCAAACTGACCTCGCCTGACTTCTACAGTAACGACAGACTATTTTTGCATGATCTTGCAGATAAGCTACAGTGGTTTATCGAAGAGTCAGAACAACAGATAATGGTGGTTAACATGCCGCCACGACACGGAAAGTCACGAACAGCAACCAAGTTTGTACAATGGCTATTCGGTAAATATGGTATAGATAAAAAGGTTATGACCGGCTCATATAACGAAACTCTGTCAGGAACATTTGCAAAGGCTGTCAGGGATGTTATAGCAGAAAAACCTACAGATGGCGTTTTGACGTATGGAGATATATTTCCGGGTACAAAGATAAAATATGGAGAAGCTGCTGCACAGAAATGGAGTCTTGAAGGTAGTCAACAGGCTAATTACCTTGCGACATCTCCAACAGGCACTGCGACTGGTTTCGGTTGTAATATCATGATTATTGATGATCTTATAAAAAACAGTGATGAAGCTTACAATGAATCAGTACTGCAAAAGCAGATTGACTGGTTCAATAATACCATGCTATCCCGAACGGAAAACAATTTCAAGATCATCATAATTATGACGAGATGGTCAACAAAGGATCTTGCTGGTTATATACTTGCAAACTATGATGATGTAGTACATATCAATTACAAGGCGGTTCAGGAAGATGGAACGATGCTTTGCGAAGCTATACTGTCATATAAAGACTATAAGTTGAAAACAAAAAATATGAACAAGGATATAGTCCTTGCGAATTATCAGCAAGAGCCAATAGATGTTAAAGGTAGATTGTATAGTCATATCAAGACATATACAGATATTCCAAGAGATAGTAATGGCAATAACCTGTTCAGATATATATTGAATTATACAGATACAGCGGATACAGGTAGCGATTATCTGTGTTCTATTTGTTATGGAATGTATGAAAACACATATTACATACTTGATGTTTTATATACAAAGGCTCCTATGGAGATTACCGAACCAGCGACAGCTCAGATGCTGACGAATAATAACGTTGGTAATGCTCTGATAGAGAGTAATAATGGCGGTCGAGGGTTCAGCAGAAATGTAATAAGAGAACTGAAAGCTCTTGGGAATACTCACACTAAAATACAGTGGTTCTTTCAGTCAAAAAATAAAACATCAAGGATCCTATCAAACAGCACAGGAGTAATGCAGAATGTTGTATTTCCTGTAAATTGGGAAGATAGGTGGCCAGAGTTTGCGGAAGCAATAAGAAAATATCAGAAAGAAGGCAAGAATGCCCACGATGATGCTCCGGATGCTCTGACAGGCGTATATGAGAATGATAAGCCTAAGGGAACATGGTTGGTATAGTGAAGTAATCGTTTATAGATTAGTTAGAAAGGGCAAAGAATGTGCTGACGGTAGATGAGATTAAAAAGTTCATAGACGACGATAGAACGAGTGAGAAGAAGCGGTTTGCAAAGGTCGGTGAGCGGTATTATGACGGCGATAATGACATCAAGCAGTACCGCTTATTTTATTACAATGCAGATGGCAATCTGGTTGAAGATAAGACGCGGAGCAATGTGAAGATACCGCATCTCTTCTTTACGGAGCTTGTAGATCAGGCGGTGCAGTATATATTGTCCGGCAATCGAAATGGAGAGCGCATTGTATTATCAGATGATCCGGAGCTCCAGAAGCATATGGATAAGTATTTCAATAACAATGATATCTTCATGGATGAGCTGGCGGATTGCATCACAGACTGCAAAGTAAAGGGATTTTCGTACATTTATGCATACAAGGATGCAAGTGATAAATACGCATTTGCGACAGCTGATTCCATGGGCGTTATCGAAGTACGTGAAAAAGACACGGACGATGGATGTGCCTATGTGATTTACTACTATACGGATCGTATAGATAAAGGACACAAGGTTATAACACGTGTGCAGGTATGGAGTGAGAAAGACACGACATACTATGCGATGGTTGACGACGGCGAACTCATGCTTGATGATTCTGTGGAGATCAATCCAAGACCTCACATCCTGTACAAGAAGAACGGAGGGAAGGAAGATGATACATACTATGAATCGCTCGGATTTATTCCGTTCTTCCGGCTGGATAATAACAAGAAGCAGCATTCGTCTCTTCGACCGATTAAGCCGCTGATTGACGACTATGACCTGATGGCATCGAGCTTGTCAAATAACCTGATTGATTTCGACACGCCGCTTCACGTCGTCAAGGGTTACGAAGGCGACAACATGGACGAGTTGCAGACGAATCTCAAGACAAAGAAGATAATCGGCACAGGAGAGAATGGCGATGTCGACATCAAGACAGTTGATGTGCCGTATCAGGCACGTAAAGAGAAGATGGAGCTTGATGAGAAGAACATCTACAGATTTGGTATGGGGCTGAACACAGCTGGATTGAAGGATACGGCTGCAACGACCAACATTGCAATCAAGGCGGCATATTCGCTCTTGGAACTGCAGTGTAACAAGCTGGAGATCCGGTTGAAGAAACTGCTCCGGCACCTTGTACGGATTGTAATTGAAGATATCAACAAGACAGAGCAGAAGGGCTATCAGGATTCAGACGTATATTTCAAGTTTGAGCATGTGATCATGAGTAATGCGCAGGAGAATGCACAGATCAAGCTCACGGAAGCGCAGACGCATCAGGTAGTAATCAACACGATCATGTCTTTAGCGGATACCTTAGATGATGAGACGATTATCAAGGCTATCTGTGATGAGTTAGATATTGACTATGAAGAGATCAAGGACAAGCTGCCGCAGGACGCAGAGAAAGATATAGCGGATGCTAAGCAGATGTTGGATGGAGTTGTGACGAGTGAACAAGCGAGAGAAGGAAGTTCTACAAGCACAGCTGAATAGTGAAGAAGAGGTTATTGCACAGTTAAAAAATATATATGAGCAGGCTCTAAGAGATTGTAAAGCAAAGATACAAGAGTTGTCGATGCGAGCAGATCTGGAGCCTGAGAATTTAAAGTCAATCATATATCAGAAGCAATATCAAGAAGCAATCAAAGCACAGTTGGAGGGCGCTCTTGCGAATCTGCAATCAGATTCATATGCTACGGTATCTGATTATCTGACACGTAGTTATCAGGATGGATATCTCGGATCTATGTATGATATGCAAGGGCAGGGAATCCCTCTTGTTATGCCGATAGACCAAGAAGCTGTGACGAGGGCGGTGTTGCTTGACTCTCAGCTATCCACGTCTCTGTATGACCGAATGGGCGAAGATGTAAAGGCAATCAAGAAAGCCGTGCGGCAGGAGGTTTCGAGAGGAATTGCACAGGGTATGACGTGGAGCAACATTGCATCGAACCTTGCACGGAATATGAAGCATACACCGTTCCAGAAGGCGTACAACAACTCAATCCGGATTGCACGGACAGAAGGGCACCGCATACAGAATCGTGCAGCATTGGACGCACAGAAGAGAGCAATAGATCGTGGTGCAGAGGTCGTGAAACAATGGAATGCAGTTCTCGACGGAAGAACAAGATCCGAACACAGAGAGCTGGACGGTCAGATACGAGAAGTCGGCGAGATGTTTGAAATCGCCGGATATAAGGCAGAAGCTCCGGGATTGTTTGGTGATCCATCACAGGATTGTAATTGCCGGTGCTGTCTGGATCAGAGAGCGAGATGGGCGCTTAATTGTGGTATTGTGAAGATGGATAACTTCTCGAATGAGGCAGTAGTTTTCGAATCTCCGGAAGAGTATGCGGAGTGGAAGAAAGTGTACTGGAGTGATGAAAATATCGCATATATGCAACATGTTACGGCGATGGAGAAGAAATATGGCAAGAATTTCGAGAAGATGCTTAATTCCATGACAGATAAGGAATATGAGAAGTATAAGCGGCTGCTGGATAACAATCTGATGTATAAGAAGAAAACAGTACCTACAAACAAAGACGGAGAGGTTATTTCTTTTGATTGGAAGGGAAAGGCCGATAAGCATAAACAGCAACAACAGATTATATCAGATTTGGCAAATGAATATCGTACAAGACTGCAAAAGGTAACAGTTGGAGCGGTGAAAGCCGCAGGGGATGTAAATATGCCAGGTACTCTGATGCGGTTGAATTCAGCGTTTAATGAAGATGCGATACATGAGTTTGCACATACATTAGCGGGGACTAATGCAGATAAATGTGGACTTACGCATAATCAAGATTTTTGGAAGGAAATAAAAAAAGTTAGAAGTGCATATCGAAAAGATGTAGGCGATGATACAAGAAGGTGGATTAGTTCGTATGAACACAGTGAAATGAAATTCCCTGATGAGTTTTTTGCAGAAGCCTTTACGCAAGCAAAAATGGCTGAATTAGGAATGAAACTACCTTCGAAATACGGATCTGATTTAACATATTCTAAAAAAGTCCTTGAAATTACTGATAAATATTTCAAGAAAACAGATATTGCAAATAGCGGGGAAAATGGTACAATAACATTAGCAGATATCAATAAAATGATAACTCCATACGAGAGAAAGGTACTCGATAAGATACCTGCAAAAAGTGGTTATTTTGATTTTGCAGCGCATGGAAGCCCTGATTATATAGAATATGGGGAAAAAGGAAAAAATATGTCTGCAAGAGATGTGGCCAGAGTTATTTCTCATAATGAAAAGTACAATGGTCAAAAAGTAAGGATGTTATCCTGCAGTACAGGTGCATCAGATGAAGGATTTGCTCAACAGCTTGCTAATTCGCTAGGCGTTGAGGTAGAAGCTCCTACAGATGTGCTGTATGTTTATGAGGACGGACATTTCAAAGTAGGTTATGACGGAAGTGGAACAATGAAAACATTTAAGCCACAAGGAAAGCGGTGATAATATGACATTTTTTGGATTTTTCAAAGGAATGAAATATGGAAAATGCGAAGATGAGTTTGATAATTATAAGAAGATCAAAAATCATATTAGCAGAGATAGGATATTAAAATATCTGGAAGGTCTTTCTGTTTCGGCGGTTGCGCCTATGTCTACCGAAGATATATTCGATGGGGAAGAGATACAACAAGCAGGAATATACGAAGATGGGGATTTTACATTTCCAACAGATTTCTTACACTATTACAAAAAATATGATATTGGAATACCAGAAGAATATGAGAACTATATTAGTTCAAAGGTAAATTAGACGAAAGCACTCCGCAGTAGCAGGGTGCTTTTTCTATGTAACAAAATAATTATGTAATTTAGACCATGATTAAAACGTGGTCTTTTTTATGCCCAAACGGCTTAAGGCGATTAAACTGTGACGAATACTTACTCCGGCAAGAGTGATAACTGCCATGCGTGACTGCGATTAAAGTCAAGAAAGGATGGAAACTATGGAACTGAAAGATGTGTTAGGAGAAGAACTGTACAAACAGGTGCAGGCGAAGATTGATGAGCAGAACTCGAAGGAAGAGGACAAGCTCAAGCATGTTCGATTTGCGGATCTGTCGGAAGGAAACTACATCAGCAAAGAGAAGTATGATTCCGAAACCGAGAGATTGAATGGGCTGATCACCGGCAAAGACACGGAGATTGGCAACGCAAATAAGCTCATCGAAGAACTGAAGAAGGCTTCCAAGGGTGATGAAGGTATGCAGCAGAAGATTTCAACGTATGAGACGGAGAATGCCCGCTTGCAGCAGGAACTGGAAGAGACAAAGGTCAGTTCTGCATTGAAAGTCGCATTGTTATCAGCCAAGACGGATGATACCGATTATATGACCTTCAAGATCAAGGAGATGCTGAAAGAGAAGGGTGAAGAGCTCAAAATTGACGATGATGGCAACATCAAAGGCTGGAATGATATGCTCACGACTCTCAAGACGCAGTTCCCGGCACACTTCGAGAGTTCCGAAGGTGGAAGCCGACAGATTATTGAGAATAAGCTGGGCAAGGGAGATCCGGCTGGCGGTTCTGCAGAGCCTAAGGACTTAGCAGAAGCGCTGAAACAGCAGTATGAAGCCGCAACGAACGGCTAAGAAAGGAAAGGTGAAAAACTATGGCAATGATATTAGAAGAAATGAAGAAAGGTATGAGCGATAAGGTGTTCTCGCAGATCGTGGATATCTTTCTGAGACAGTCTACCGTACTGCAGATGCTCACATTTGATGATTGTGTATCTGCATCTGGCGGTGGCTCAACAATGAAGTACAAGTATCTTAGAAAGGTGCTTCCAGCTACAGCTGAGTTCCGTAAGCTTGGCGGTTCTTATGCAAACTCTGTAGCTACAAAGCAGGAGTGTGAAGCAAACCTTGCTATCATGGGCGGCGCTGTACAGATGGACAGAGTGCTTAACAAAGTAGCCGGTAACTTCGACAACCTTGCATACCAGATCGAGGAACATATCAAGGCGATCGTTTCTCTGTTCCACTATACACTGATCAACGGCGATGCTACTACAACCGCATCGACAGATCATCCGGAGTTTCAGGGACTTGATTCTATGCTTGCGGGAACTGCAACAGAGTATGGAGCATCCAAGTCCATTGACCTGTCTACAATCGCCCAGATCAAGGCAAATGCAGACGAGTTCTACGAGGCGTTGTCGCTTCTGATCAAGACTACTGATGCAGATGCAGTTCTCACGAACACAGAGACAATCACAAAGATTCAGACTGTTGCTCGTGTCCTTGGTTACAGAACGGAGAGTGAAGAAGCTTTTGGTAAGCGTATTACAACGATTGATGGTATCAAGCTTGTTGATATGCAGAACCACTACACTGTAAGCGGAAGCAACGCAACTGCAAATTCAGTTGTGAAGAAGGGACTTAAGAGAAAGATTGGATCTGAGCAGACAGAGGTATCTGGACTGACAGATATCTATGCAGTCAAGTTTGATGTGAACGATGGATTCCATGGTATCAGCTTGAATGGTGGCTCAGTTATCGACAAGTACCTGCCTGATTTCAGCAAGCCGGGAACAGTAAAGGACGCAGAAGTTGAGATGATCGCAGCGACTGTATTGAAGAATACACAGCATGCAGGTGTACTTCGTAACATCAAGATTGCGTAAGCAAAGAGAGGATAGGTGATAAATATGCCAGCAAAGACAGAGACAAAGGCAGAAGAGACAAAGGCTGTGAAGTGGCTTGTAGTCGTTAACAATGCACCTGATTATTGCGGTATTGGCGCCGGTGGTGTCCAGTTCGCAAATGGACAGGCTGTGATCGAGAGCGAGCGCATGGCATCCTGGTTCGAGGAGCATGACGGATATACTGTCACAGAGCAGTAAGGCGGTGATCATATGATTATGACCGTTGAAGAGTTGAAATCATATATCGATACTACTGTGAAGGATCCGGTGCTTGAAGCAAAGCTTCAGGCGCTGGAG